ACCAACTTTTAAAACTTTTAGATAATGACACAGAACGATAAACTAATTAAAAACATAGAAACTATGCCACATATTGAAGTAGATTACAAATCAACTCCTGAACCAAGTTACTACTCAGGAAAGAAGTACGGTTACTCAGCAAGAAAAGTAGTAGAGGACTTTCAGCCTGATAGCTACAACATAGGAACTGCAATCAGTTATCTATTAAGAGCAGGTAAGAAGGAAGGCAATCCTGCTGAACAAGATATACAGAAAGCGATTAATCATTTACATTTTGAACTAGACAGGTTACACAATGACACTGTATAAAGGTGATTGCTTAGAAGTTATGAAAGGTATTCCTGACAGAAGTATAGATGCAATTATAACAGACCCCCCTTACGGAACAACAGCGTGTAAATGGGATAGTGTAATAGATTTTGATTTAATGTGGGAGCAACTGAATAGGATAATAAAACCTAACGGTGCTGTTGTTTTATTTGGTGCAGAACCATTCAGTAGCACTTTGAGAATTAGTAATTTAAAAAACTATAAATATGATTGGGTTTGGGAGAAAACTCAAGCAACAGGACATCTGAATGCTAAGAGACAACCGTTAAGAAGTAATGAGTTAATATCTGTGTTCTATAAAAAACAATGCACCTACAATCCTCAGAAGACACAAGGACATAAGCCTATGAATAAAGGAGTAAGAAAGTTAAGCGTACAAAACAAGACAGAGGTCTATGGGAAGGCGACTAAAGAACTACCTTTCGGGGGTAATACTGACAGATATCCTAAAACTAATATAGTTTTTAAAAGTGACAAGCAGAAGAGCTATTTACACCCCACACAAAAGCCTGTATTATTAATGGAGTATCTTATAAAAACATATACAAATAAAAATGAAACTGTTTTGGACTTTACAATGGGTTCAGGAAGTACAGGAGTAGCTGCAAAGAATACTAACAGAAACTTTATAGGTATTGAAAAAGATGATAAGTATTTTAAAATAGCTGAAGAAAGAATAAACAAACAGGAAAAACAATTAAAGATATTATGACTTTATACAGTTGCGAATGTGGTAAAGAAGAAAAAGAAGTTGGCAAAGCTACAATAGTCCTAAGAGATAAGAAGTGGGTATGTAAAGAAGCTCAGTGCAGTTGCGGTAAGTATATGGATAGTAAACCAACAGAAGGAATGCCTAACCTTAAAAGAACTGAACCCACTCTAAGTATGAAACGAGACAAGCTTTGGGAAGGAGCAACAGAAAAGATAAGAAGCAAGACTGAGTAAAATAAATTAACAAAAATTCTATTATATACTAAGACACTACATTATGAAACAACAAGTTAAGATAAGTAAAGTAAAGGGAAACCCTAACAACCCTAGAATAATTAAAAACGATAAGTTTAAAAAGTTAGTCAAGTCAATACAGGAATTTCCTGAAATGTTAAAGTTAAGACCAATTGTAGTTGATGAAGATATGATTGTGCTTGGCGGCAATATGAGATTAAAGGCAAGTAAAGACGCAGGACTTAAAGAAGTGTGGGTAGAAGTAGCAGAAGGACTTACTGAAGAACAAAAGAAAGAGTTTATAGTTAAAGACAATGTAGGGTTTGGAGAATGGGAATGGGATATGTTAGCTAATGAATGGGATAGCGTACAACTTGCTGAGTGGGGTTTAGATGTATGGGAAAACCTAGACGATAAAGAACCTGAAGCAGGACTAATAGAAGATGATGAAATACCTGAAGTAAAAGAAAGCAAAGTAAAGCGTGGTGATATTTGGCAACTAGGAAAGCATAGAGTTATGTGTGGTGATAGCACAAGCTCAGATGATGTTGCAAAACTAATGAATGGAGAAAAAGCAGATATGGTATTTACAGACCCTCCTTATGGTGTAAGCTATAAAGGTGGAGTAATACACGGAAACAAAATAAATACTAATAATAAAAGGGATATGCTAAAAAATGATGAGATAGATATTTATTCAGATTTTATTTCTCTTTTACCTTTAATTATTGATAATGGAGCTATTTATATTTTTTATGCAATTAAATACTCTTATGAAATCTACAAACCTTTAAAAGATAACAACATAGATGTAATGAGTGTTTTGGCTTGGGTAAAAATCAACACAGGTTATGCTGATATGAATAGTCATTATAAAAATAGATATGAACCTTTTGTATATTGCAAAGCAGGAAGTAAGACAAATTTTATAGGAAGCACAAATGAAAACACAACTTGGGAGATAAAAAAAGATAGAGTAAATAAACTGCACCCAACACAAAAACCAATAGAAGTTCCGTTAAGAGCAATAGGAAACCATAAAGCAAATATTGTGGCTGATTTATTTTTAGGAAGTGGCTCAACACTAATAGCAGCAGAAAAACTAAATAGAAAATGTTACGGAATGGAACTAGATGAAAAGTATTGTGATGTTATAATAGAAAGATGGGAGCAATTCACAGGACAAAAAGCAATTAAAAATGGAACAAAATAGAACAAAGATTAACAAAGAGAGATTACTCAAAGCTTTAGAAAGTTCACTAGGAGTAATAACAACAGCTTTAAAAGCAACTGACCTAAGCAGAACAAACTTTTATAAGTGGCTAAAAGAAGATGAAGAATTTGCAGCTAAGGTTGAGGAAATAGAAAACATACAGCAGGACTTTATAAAGTCAAAGTATTATGAATGTGTAAAGGATAAAGTGCCTTCAGTTGTAATACACGCAGCTAAGACTAGACTTGGTTGGAACGAAACAAATAAATTAGATATAACTTCAGGAGGTAAAGCTATTAATATGCCTATAATAACATTTGTTGAAACTGATACTGAATAAGAAATACAATCCATTATTTTCTTCTGACGCTAGATACTTTATAATTACAGGAGGTAGGGGTTCAGGTAAGTCTTTTGCTGTAACAGTCTTCCTTACTTTACTTACTATGACTAAAGGTATTAGAATACTCTTTACCCGGTACACAATGACATCAGCTCACTTGTCTATAATTCCTGAGTTCTTGGAAAAGATAGGGCTGCTAGGGTTTGATGAAGTCTTTAGTATTAATAAAGCAGAAGTAGTAAATACAAGCAATCAATCAGACATTTTATTTAGAGGTATTAGAACCTCAGCAGGAAACCAAACAGCAAGTTTAAAGTCTTTACAGGGAATAAGCACTTGGGTACTTGACGAAGCAGAAGAATTAGTTGACGAGAATATCTTTGACACTATTGATTTAAGTATTAGAGAAAAGAACATACACAATAGAGTAGTATTAATATTGAACCCTGTTACTAAAGAACATTGGATATATAAGAGGTTCTTTGAGGACAAAGGCGTAGAGGGTGGTTTTAATGGCTTTAAAGACAATGTATGCTATATCCACACCAACTACCGAGACAACAAAGAAAACCTCTCACAGAGCTTCCTAGAGCGTATTAAGAGCATAAAGCACAGAAACTTTAAAAAGTATCAGCACAAAATCTTAGGGGGTTGGTTAGACAAAGCAGAAGGAGTTGTATTTGAGAATTGGTCAATAGGTGAATTTAATCCTGATGGACTTCAGACTTCTTGTGGAATGGACTTTGGTTTTAGTGTAGACCCTGACAGTCTTACAGAAGTAGCTATTGATAAAAGGAAACGTAAGATATATTTAAAAGAACATATCTATAAAAACGGTATTAAGTCAAATGAATTAGCTAAGATTATTTTAGACAAAGTAGACAACAAACTTATCATTGCTGATAGTGCAGAGCCAAGACTAATAGCAGACCTTAGACATTTAGGAGTAAACATCAAACCTGTTAAAAAAGGAACTATTGAAAGTGGTATAACTCGTATGCAAGACTATGAACTAATCATAACTCCTGAGAGTACGAACATAGCCAAAGAACTTAATAACTATATATACGCTGACAAAGGCTCAAAGCTTTATGTAGATAACTATAATCACGCAATTGACGGTATTAGGTATAATGTTATTTATCACCTAGACAATCCAAACGCAGGTAAGTATTATGTGCAGTAAACTAAAAACAACAAATTTCTATTATATAACAGATGAAAGTAAAAGTCAAAAAGGAAGGTAAGGTAAAAGAGTTTAAACTTATTAGCAGTTGGGAAGATGTAACTCTTGAAAAATGGTTGCAACTTATTGATTTTGAAACAGGTAGTAAGACTGAAGAAGCAACTGAAACAATAGCAGCGTTATCTAACATTCCTAAGCAGTTAGTAAAGGAATTAGCTTTATCAGATGTAGCAGTTATAATGAGCAGGATAGCAGAGCTACAACAAGAGCAAGATACAAAGCTTAAAAGGATAATTGAAATAGATGGTGTTGAGTACGGCTTTCATCCTGATTTAGACAGTATAACATTGGGGGAGTATGCAGACTTAGAAACATTTATTAAGGGAGGTATTGAAAAGCATTTACCTGAAGTAATGGCTGTTCTGTATAGACCGATAAAAGAAAAGAAGAATGATATTTATATTATTGATGCTTATGATGGAAACATACGGCTTAGGACAGAAGAAATGAAAAAGATGTCAGCTCAACAAGTGCAAAGTGCATTGGTTTTT